ACGGATTACTCATGTTTACTTGATATATTCCTGTTCCCGCATCTACTAAAGATGCCTGATTGAAGCTATCAACACCAGCAAAAGACGAACCATTAAAACGTGACCACACCTTCGCCAACCCCTGCTGAAGATTAGTCGTGGTTGAGTTGCCTTCGCCAGTAACGCTAATAGAACCAGCCGTGGTTACACCTGTTAGTGTATCTACTTTAAGAATACTAGCCATTATGCGAGGTCTCCTGTAATTCTACCACTAGAATGGTCAAAATCAGTGTAGGCTCCCCCAATATAGTTAACTATTCTGTAATTAGTGGTATTTCCAACTTGATACCAGCAACCGTCCATTGCATATGTGTTAGAAATTGTTGTGCATTTGTTGACTGAACTGAAATTGTTAACAAAATTTACATCTGTTCTACCCGTGTTAACATCTGTAAGAGAACTTTGATTAAAACTACCTAAAGATTCTGTTGTTCCAGTCTGGTCAACAATTGTCCAATGCTTTGCCACCCCCTGCACAGTATTCTGCGTAACATTTCCACCATCTGATACATAGGTAGATGTATTAGCCATTTTGACATTAGAACCGCCAGAGCCAGCCTTATCTACAATAGTGTCTACATTTAACTGACTGGTCATACGATACTCCAATATCCATTAACAGTGACAGTAGCGTTTTGAGTAATCGGGCCAGCGGAAAGCGCAGCATTGGTTGCGTCTATTGTTAGCGCGGCATCAATAACGATTTCGTTTTGGCGCACCACGGCAACATATTCAGTTTGATCGCCAGTTTTGCCAATAAATGGAAATTCTGTTGTCATCAGGTTATCTCCATTATACTTGCGGTTACACTTACCTTGTCAGCTACGCTGCAATCAATTTGCAACACATCAGTCGCTTCTAACACCACTTTGCCAACAAGCGGTGAGCATGAAGCACCAACCGGAATGGGTATGTTTTTAACAAGAAACGTGGTTGTGTTTGTAGCAGCGCGGCCACCACCACTTGTATCTGAAACTATTTTTACAGATGCGGTTACTTGCGCCGTATGTATGTTTGCTAAAATCAAGCCAATTACAACAGTAGTTGTTGAGCTAGGGGTTGTGTAAAGTGCTTCTGGTGTTCCGCTGCTGGCAGGCATTACATCATGCGATACCACTTTAAATGTGTTAGCCATTTGTTTTCTCCTATGCTAAAGCTATAGCTAATGCCGTGGAATCGTCTAATGTTGCTGCACCTATATCAGAAATTAATTCAGCAGCAGACCTTCCTTCAATGCTTGTGCCATCTACTTTTAAAAAATCGTTATCAACAACATTTGCATTAGCGGCTAAAACATTACCATTTGATATGCCTGTAGTTACATTTGTAATTGCAGCCCAAGCAGACCCATTGTAAAATTTTAAAACATTTGAAGAAGTATTAAATGCTAAATCACCAGCATTTAAAGATGATGAAGGATCGCTTGAAGCAACTCTATATCTATCAGCAAAACTATTTACACCAGATATATTTGACGCGACTGTTGTAATATTACTGTTAGCACCAGCTACTGTTGCAATGTTAGCAACAACACCAGAAGCCCCAAGCGTTGCCATATTTGTTACATTTGCACTTGTAGCAAGGGTATTTAAATCTGTTACAATATCAGAAGTTGCAAGTGTATTAAGGTCAGAAACAATATCACTTGTAGCCAAAGTGTTCATGTCAGAAATAACATCGCTAGTAGCTAACAATGCCATATCAGCTATTACATCAGAGGTAGCAAGCAAAGCCATATCTGCTATTACAGCACTAGCTGCTAAAGTATTTACATTTGATATTGCCCCAGCAACAGCAGTAACATTGCTTGCAGCATTAGCTACAGTCGTTACATTACTAGCTATTCCCGCTACTGTTGTTACATTAGCTGAAATACCAGCTACAGTATTAATGTTGGCTGAATTTGCAGCCAGCGTGCCAACACTTGCTATTGTTGGCCCTGCTTCTGGCGCACCTGTTGATGCATTAAAGCCAAGAACAGTACCAACTCTTGCTGCTTTAAGCGGCAAAGTCATTGCTACAGCAGCATCTTCATCTGAAAGTCTAAGCGATCTTTGCGTTTCATCATCAAGATCAGCTTGAATTGCTGTAATCCTATCAAGCTCTGTATTTAGTGTTGTTATCTGAAATGCGCCTTGAGATGGAAAATCAGTAGTTCTTTCAAGCGCAATGCTTCTAGTTATAACAACTGTACTACCACCAGACGCTCCAGTTACAGATATAGCAACCGCACCAGTAGACCCATTACCACCACTTACAGTGTAATGAGTGCTAATGCTTTTTTTAGTTCCATCAACGTATACGTTTAGATCAGCACTAGCAAAAAACTCAAACGAAACTGTAAAAGAAGTTTGTGTTGCGCCAGCAGAAACTGTGTACGATACTCTTGGTGTGTTATCAGCTATGTTTATAGTCATGCCAAAACCCTACTCCTATTTTATAAAATGCTCAACGCACAATTAGTAACGCCCTCCGGCAAAGGCTCTACCCATTCCATTAATCTCATCTTTAAGAAACCAAAGCTGAGAAGCAGGTAGTCTTCTTACTAACTCATTAGCACCTTGACCATAATTACCATCAAGAAGCTCTTTAACACCTCTACCTACATCTACAGCGTAAGAAGGGCCAGCCCCAGCAAACCCTAAAAACGCATCAACAGCACTTTTATCTTGTTTAAACTTTGGTTTTATAAGACCGCCACTAATATTAGGCCCATCTAATGCCTGACTTATATTCATAGCCGTGTAAAATAAGTCAGAATGCAAAGCAGCTACACCAGACGCATCAAAAGAACGAGCTATAACATCAGGCCATGCCATTTGTTCCATTTGATAATCTTTATATTTAAGCTCCATACCCATGTAGCCTAATCCCATAGACGCAGTTATAGCTACTGCTCTGTTTTTTATCTGACCTTGCGCTAATGACGCTGTAATTTTGTTTGCTGCTGCAAAACTGTAAGACATAAACTGGAATGGCATACCTAACAAACCATTCTCAATTCTAGCGTACCCTTTAAATTTTTTGTCTTCGCTCATGCCAAATTTTCTAGCAACATGCATTGGCACATAAAATACACCATCAACTGCAATGGGTTTATCTGCTGGTGTACCCATTAAAACAGTGTTCATAATGCCTGAGTTCATAGCAGTACGGAAATTTTCTACAGTATCTTGATCTGTTACACGCTCACTAACAGGTTTTTCTTTTTTAAACCTATTCATTGCTAGTCTGTTTATTCTGTTTTCATATTTTATAGAAGTTTCGCCTTTGTTTCTTTTAAATTTGCCATGCATCATTTCATGCAAAAGAACAAAGTCTGCTAAATCTTCTTTTGTTTTAAATCTATCAGCGTTTATTAGTCTAAATTCTGCATGCATTAAAGACTCGCGTTGAGCGTCTGTTAAATCTTTTCTTGCTTTTTGTTTTTTTAGATTGCTAGCAAATTCTTCTCTTCTTGCTTTGTCGCTTAATGCAAGAAAGGTATCATTGACTTTATCTGTATTTAAATAAACAGTACCATTTTCGTAATGACCAAATGGCACACCTTCTTTTGCATCATCCCAACCAAATCTTTTACGAGCAGCAGCATATTCAACTGGATCAGTAACTACTTTTTTAACATTAAACTCATCACCAAACCTTGAAACAATAACCTCATCTCCAAGATTAATATAATTAAGGCTTTCTTTTCTACCTGTAGTCCATTCTCTTGTATTAGGTAAATACAAACCAGATTCTGTTTTATCCCAAGGAGCATCAGCTATAGCTTTAGCCTCTTTTGCACCAATGTTGTATCTAGCTAAATAAGCTACTTCCATTGGGCTTGCTTTGCCTTGAGTTAATTTTATAGAGTAATCAATTAATGTATGCCCTCTAGCAATAGCATCCATCTTTTTAAAGATAGTGGTCATTGGCGCAACGCCATTTAACATAAAGAATCCAGTGCGAAACTTAGACATAAAGCCTTCATTTAATGGATTGTTTTTCATGTTTTCAGTAAAACGTAAATGAGCGTCACCTTTTAAAATGTCGATAATCTCACCAGCAATACGCCCTTCAGCAGCACTCATGCGTACTTTGTTGTCACTCATAACACCAAACAGAGACTTCCATACAGTACCCATCTCATGTTCCATCATTATCTTAGCAAAGTCTGGAAGTGTAGAAAATCCAGCAGAACCAAGGTAATTTAACATGGCTAAGTCTTTTAATATTATAGCTGCTTTGTAGTTTAAAGCATCTGGCTCACGAATAACTGTGCCATGCACTCTATCATTTAGATGGCGTATGTCTCGTAACGCAGCATCAATATCACGCCCACTCATCTTGCCTTCAGCAAGCATGTTAAGTTCTACATCATCAAGCAAGTCATCAATGCTTTTGTTAAACTTGTTCATAAACTCATACTGAGGCGCAACTTTAGCTGTGTATGTTTTCATAACATTAACAGGATTAGTTTCAATAAACTCAATAACAAGTTTGTTTGGAATATCTATGCCGCGATGCTTAAAATGCTTTGATCTGCCATGACCAAAGTATTGAGAGTTAACATCTGTTGGGTCTTTAATCCCTAGTATCTCATCAATAGTATCATCAGCACGTTTGTTTGTAGCTGTAATGCTAGAGTCTAGCTCTACTCGCTCCCATCCAGATTGTTTTCCTGTTACAGAATTAATTTTAGCTTTGTATATATATGGGTTTGCTTGATACCAAGAAGACAAAATAGCTTTTAACTTGTCTCTGTTGTCTAAGATATAAGCTTGATTCCAGTAACGAGGATTAAATACATCTTCATTAGCTGGCATACTCAAAGCCTTGCTTGTGTTCTCTATGTGAAAATTGGCATCATCTATTTGATCTTTTAATTTGTTAGCTTTTAACCTTAATAAATTAATTTCCCTTATCTTTAATTCTGAAACAGTTTTTCCTTCAAGCTTGGCTATAGCATTCTCAACAGAAAGCAAGTCAGCCTCAAGCCTTGGCAAATGACCTTTGTAATATTCTGTGCTGCCAATAACACCGCTGCCTTTTAATCTTTTTTCCCACTGAGCGTAGTATTCATCAATGCGACTCATGGCTGTAGCTTCAGCTTTAGAAGCTGGGGCTTCACCTTTCATGCGTTTAATGTTTACATCAGTCATCCACTCAACAAATGTTTTTGTTTTTGGCTGCACTTTTAATTTTTCTGCAACCTTTTGAGCAGCAGCACCAACATTGTAATCAAGAACAGTTTGCTTTCCTACGCCATACTCTTCACCATACAAACCTCTTAGATCATCATATACAGATACCCACTCACCATCACGCATAGCAGCTTTTTGATAAACAGATGGGCCAAGAGTAAAGCCCCTCTTGTGCAAATTAAGCAGTATGCCTGAGTCACCAGCTATACCTAGTATTACTTCTTTAGCTAATGCTGGAGCGTTCTCGCTTTGCAAAACACGTTTCATAGGTGTTGTTACAAATTTAAAAGCCCAACTATCTGTAAATAAATTTTTAGGCAAGCTCATGTCTGTGCTTGTAAAGTTTCTTTCGCCTAGCTCTAACCTTTGTTGTTGCTCGGCTTTTAATGAATTATAATCACCCTCTGCTTTATTAGCAGCATCTCTGTTATTTTTTATAACGCTTTCAAGATCAGCAATTTCAGATTCAGAAAGATTAGATTTTTCTGCATTTAATTTAGCTTCAGCTTCATCAGCTACTTCTCTAGCTCTTACTATTACTCTAGGATTTTCGCTTACTACAGCTTGTACATCTTGATCTGATACTTGAGAAAACGGACGCTCTGGAGTTGGTGCTAACTTTCTTGAGTCAACTGTAGGTGTTAAACTAAGCTGCCTATCACCAGCAGCTTTTTCTGTTGCTTTGTAAGCTTTGGCTCTGCGTGTGGCTGGGACAGATATTGCTGAACCTAACAAGCCGCCAGCAACAAAAGCTGTGCCTATGTTAATTGCTATTTCAGCATCACTTCCTACAGGGTCAAATGGTGCGCGAGCAACTTCTTGACCTGCCTGCAATGCAGCAACTGATGTTCCTGTTCTTACAAAAGAACGACCAAGACCAACAACAGCACCACCAAAGGGAAGCGCAACAAGGTTGATAGGATCAGCAAGACCAGCAAAAAAATGGGAACCAAAACTTGAGTCAGCAAGAACTTGTCTACGCGCCACATTTTCATCAATAGCTCTTTTTAATTCGACCATATGCTCTTTGTTTTGAGCAAATATTAAATCACCTTCATAAGCTTCATAGCCAGCCATGTCTTCTAAAGAGTTATAATTTTTATCAACCTCTGAACCAAACCTAGTTTGATTTTTAATATGTTCAATAATTGGATCGTACTGATAACCAATAGATGCTGCTACAGTTTCGCTAAATGTTGGATCGCCTTTTAATTCTGCTTGTGAATAAAACACTTCATTATGCGTAAACGGATCAAGCATTGGAGTAGAAGAAAAAGAATCTATAGTATCAGGCTGACGTTTAAAAACGCCATTAGGTCTGACTTCTTTAACTGTTGCTAGTTCAGATTTAGTTGGCTCTGGCGTTACTGCGCTAATAACTGGCTCACGTTCTTCCATATCATCTTCTTCAGAAACAACTGAAACAGGGGCATCAAAATCTACTTGCTCTGTATCTATTGCAGTTGCAGTTAATTTTGCAACTCTTTCGTCTCTTGCTGTTTGAGAAGGCGGCCTTACGCTTAGTGGTCGTGATTGTGTTTCTTCAACTAATGGTTTTGCAATTTCTTCTACATCATCATCTGGCAATGATGTTGCCTCAATATCAAAGTCCACTTGCTCACGATCAATAGCAGCAGAAGATAGTCTAGCTGCGCGTTGGTCACGACTACCTGTCTCTGGCCTTACAGTGCTTAATGGTGTTAAATCTAATTCTAGCTCTGGTTGTTTAAACTTATCAATCTTTTCTTGAGCCACACTTACAAGCTCTTGATTAGATAACTCGTTTAATGGTGATTTAACTGGCTTTGATATTCCAGCAAGATCATAAGCTTCAGAAAGTCTAGTTGATTTCGGCATGCTAACAGCGGAAAGCTTAAAAGCTGTTTCTAATAACTTTGGCTTTAGATAATAGTTTGCTGTTTCTGTAGTATTTTCAAATTCAATAACACCAGAAACGATCTTAGGCAGATCATCTATTACAGCTTTGTCACTACCAACTTTATCTTGAATAAATTTAATGTAGTTATCTGTAGGGTTGTTGTCTGATGGCGGCGCATACTTAGTAATCATCTGAGCAATGTTACCATCAAACTCATTTAGCTTTGACCTAAGATCAACAAACAAAGCTCTTAAACCCATCTCTGGAGAGTCAAATATTACATATGACTCACCATTAGCATCATAGTAAAACTCATCTGTCTCACCAGCATAGCCCTGACCAGCGCGAATGTTTCCAGCGTTGTTATAAATACTCATCTATTAAATGCTTCTGAAGCTATAGTTGTTCCAAACAAAGAAACGCCATCTGGATAAAGATTCCCAGCTTTCATTTGCCGTTCTTTTAATTCCCTTTGTTCTTTTGTTGCTGCATTTGTTTTTGTTTTTGGTTTGGTAGACATTACTGCCTGCCTCATCTGATTAATGCTAAACTGAACCATTGTAGGCATCATTGTTACAGAATCATCTCCTTCTGTATCCACAGGAGGAGTAGGCATAAATGGCCTATAGCCACCGTTAGCAGTTTTTTCCATAACTATATATCGTGAGTTGTCAGAACTAGCTGTAAAGTTCCCAGCGCCTTGCAGGGGCATAAGAAATAATTTGTTCTTATCAAAGACATTTGGCATAGTTGCGCCTGTTTGAAATTCTCTGTAACCAGAAACAGAATCCATTTCTCCAAATGCTGAAACATCTATATCTGCTTTAAATAATTTTTGAGTCATGCCAAAGTTTTCAAAAATCTTTTGATTCATAAACTCAACAATAGTAGCCCTGTCTTTTGCGTCAGGAAATGCAACTTGTAGTGACTGACGAGATTTATTTACAATACCACTGGTAGTATCAATAACTAAACCTTCTGTTGGTTTATAATGCGTTGAAACAAAATTTACTATATTATCTTCAATATCATCTCTGCTTATTAAAGACGCGATTTGATATTCTATATACCCTCTAAGTTCTCTAGTAACATTTGGGTTAGCAACATCGGCTTTAAAAAAATAACTGTCTGTTGTTAGAGTTGTTAAAAATTCATCAACCCCTTCTGGAAACATGTTTTTAATTTGATCTCTGTATGCGTCAGGATTATTACGCACATTTCTAATATTATCCATAATCTCAGGCACAAGATCACTTCCTTCTATAGAAGAGATTTGCAATGTAGCCTCAAGTAATCCCTGTTCTTTTGCTGTAAGAACACCATCCCACATGTTTACAACGCCAGCACTTCCATCCCTAGACGGAACACGACTAAACATATCATAGTATTGCAGAAATTGTCTTTGCTGCGTTTCTCCAAATTTTGTGCCAGAAACAAAAGATTTTAAATTTTGTTCAAGAGCAAGGGGCAGTTTATTAAGGTTTATTACTTTTGCACCCCATTCATTTCTGCTATCAAAAGAAGATTCTCTTAAGAAAAATTTAGGGTCTTCTCCAGCTACAACTTTATCCATTACTTTGCCCTGTGGTTTATTTCCAGCTATAGATTGACCTGATGTAAGCTCAGTAAAGGCAGTATTAAAAGATGTAGTTTGATTATTTTTTACATCAACTGCTAATTTTTGAGTAACAATAGCTCTTAAATCTCTTGCTAATTGCCTTGAATCAACAGCGGCATCTTTATTATCAAGTATTGCATCAGCAATTACTTTACTTTCTGGCGTAGGATTTCCTGTTCCACGATTCGTTGTTATATAACTTTCAAATTCTTGGTATTGTTTTGTGTTTAAATTAGAGCCTACTGCTATAACTAGGCCTTGGAAAAGATGCTGCCTTGTTCTCCGAATAGCCTCATTAGTAACAGTAGATTTTATTGCTGATCCATCTGTGGGTTTAGTTAAAGCATCCATTCTGTCTTTAAAATTATAAAATTCCTTTAAAGCAGTAGACAAATCACCAGAAGCAAGAAGAGCATCTACATTCGCTACTGTTGTAGTGCGATCAAGTAAGATTCCATTTTCATTTTCTTGCTTGTCAAGCAAAGCGTCTTCTTTGTCTTTCCTGTCTTTTTCTGTTTCTAAAGATTTTTCATTTACTTCTCGCGTATTTAACCTGCTTTGCGCGTCTGATAATTCAGATAAAGCACTGTCTTTTATTTCTGCAAATCTTTTTCCAAATGCTATTGCGTCAACAGTTCCATCTTCGTTTGTTTGAAAATCAGTAGCTACTTCCATATTGATAAGCTCTGATGCAATAGACTGTAATTCTTCTGGAAGTTTATCTAAGCCAATGCCATTGTTTTGTATTACAGACCTAACTTCGTTTAAAGTAATTGATGTAAGCTCTGAATTTGCCCCAACTGCTACAGCCATTCTACTAATTGTTCCAGACACTCTGGTTTTTAAAAGCTGATTAATGTAACCAGTAGAAATTGTTTCTGCATTTTCTCCGTACATACCAGAAGCTTTCATTGCAAAGTTTCGTGCAAGCAGTCTTCTTTGCTCAAGTAAAGCAGCTTCTTGTGATTTAGCGTCATTGGTACTCCACAAAATTTGCAAGCCACTAACTGCGCTTGTAAACTCATTTTGCCAATCACCAACAGTTTCGTCTCTTTCCCTAACAATTTGTTTTTCCATAAAATTAACTGTATTAGAAGCAAGCAAACTAGCCCCAACACTTTGAACAACGCCTTTAAATCTAGGGTCTACATGCTGCACAGATTCATCAATAAACAAACCAAAGCCATCTTTAAAAAGCTGTAATCCTTCTGGGCTATCTTTGTGTCTTGCGTAAAGTAATTTAGCTTGAGCTTTAAAATCTTGCTCGATTTGATTAACATAACGAGCTTCTATTGCAACTTTGTAAGCTTTCTGGGCGACAGAACCAAATCTATCTGGAGCTTTTATTGAACCCATAAGGCTCATTTCTGGCAAATTTGTTTCTGGATTTATAGATCGCAAAGACCCTAAGTCTTCAGACATTGCTAAATCTTTTCCAGCTTCAAGTGCTTTAGCTTTTGCATCTTGAAAAGAGTTTTCAATCATCTGGTCAGCAATTTTGTTGACCCCACGGAACACATCACCCGCGCCAGTGTTTGCCCTAACAACACCAATAGGAGAAGCAAAGGTTGTTCTTTGTTGTTTAATTACAGCCAACTTAATCTCCTATATTTTAGTTTGCTGACTTCTATAAAAGCCACCAACAATAGCACTACCAGCCCCAAGATACCCAGCCATCATTGCGTTTCTGCCTCTAGCTTGAGCCATGTTAGCTTCTTGTATTTGCTGTGATGCTTTCATTACACCACTAGAAGTTATCTGAGCCGCATCTTTAGTAGCTATATCTTCTTGTGCTGTCATAAAGTTTCTTAAAGACCTGTCGCTAGGATCACGATTAAGAAAAGCAAAGTATGCAAGGTTGTTAGATTCTGCTTGTTGAAAGTCACGCAGTCTTGCATTAGATTTTTGAAATGCCTCAATCTTAGTTTGCCTTGCATTTAACTGCATTTGATACCTATCATATGCAGCCTCATTAGCTTTGGCTCTACCTTCTTGAATAGAAGATACTGCTGATAATGCTGCTCCTAGATACTGAAACATTAGAATGCTACCTCTGCTACTAAACCATTAATCTGTAATGCTAATGGCGATATTTGTGTAATCTTAACTGTCGGATCAGTGCTGTATCCAAGCAATCTAAACTCTTCTTTGCCAGTAACAGGCACTCTAGCTGTACTAAAATTACTGTTTACCTGCCTAATAACAAGGGCAGTACCATTGACTGAAACGGATAACGTAGAGTTTAAGTCTAATATTACCCTGTTAATCGCTCTAGGTTGCCCTGTGAGTGGCCCTCCGACTACTTGGGCATCCACAGGTAGTGTCTCTGCCTCTACGTTGAATGAGTAGCCAATCTCGGCAGATGTTATTTCTTGAACTGCTGACACATCTACATTCCCGCCAGCTACTGTAAACGAGCCAAGGTAGTCTGTGCCGTTTACTACGTCTACTACAGCACCATTTGCAAAGTGACTAGACACTCCAAACACGCCAGCAGTACCTGTAAACTTATCTGAAAAATCTAAATTATATTCATTGTCCATTTCAGAAAGAATAAACTTCTCAGTATCGCCGCCTTTGTCATGTTGCATTACAAAGAACACACGATCATCAATTACACACACAGAATGAAATTTGCCTTGTGTTGTAAACTCTGACCAGCCAGCACGTTCTTCTGATCTATTAGATGTAAAGATTGCCATCTTACCATTCCTGTTTACAAGAAATGCATAAGACTCTGGTCTATTTATTGCGCCAGTAAGAATACCCATTTGAACTGGATCAGTAATTAGATGAGGCGAAAGTGTACTTATACCTGTGGATACGTAAGCCCCTTCAGCATCTGAGTATATATATTCTCTTATAACTGATCCTGTTTTTTGCACAAACAAAGTTGCTCCATCAAATGGCTGTGGCTTTACAGAGCTAGAACCATAAGGAGTTTGCCTTTTAATCTGTGCGTTAGTAGGTGTAATTGGTTTGTCAGTAAATGCAGGTATATAAAACTCGTTAGTGCTACTAAATATTTGCAAGTCACGATTAGATACGATGTGGCGTATAGTATTTATTTCACCAATACTAGCAGTCAAATCAAGAGCATCATTATCAGCACCATCGCCTACATCAAAATTAAAATAAGATGCAGATTGACTTGCCCATATTCCATCTGGCTGCGCTATTGTGCCAGCAAACCAAAGTCTGTTTTCGTGAAAGGCTACGGCAGCAGGGAATCCCCTGTAAGAACTATAAGACTGTTCTTCCCACTGAGTCGTTGGCGCATGAGTAGTTATCTTAATACTACCACCGCCTACAGAAGATGCATTTGCATTTGCGCCACAGGTAACTACAAAAACATTTTCATCAACTACTTCTTGTATAGTCCTTGTTCCGTTAATTTGATTAGCGGCAATACCGCCAACTGCACCAGCATTACTTATTGTAATAGAGTCGTTAACTTTTAAACCATGAAGGGCAAATGTAACCTCTACATCAGCAACACCATCAGTAGTTTCTATTGCATCTGCTGCAAGTCTAGCAGTTAAAGAATCAATTATATTACCAGTAGCAGATGTAGCTGATGCTACAGCAGTAATTAATATCTCACTTTTATGGTATCGTAACCTTGTGCCTACATGAGCCGCATTAAAATATGCTGCACTTGTTGTAAGTGTTTTGCCTGTGCCAGATGTAGCATTAACATCAAGAGTAACATTAGTTGGATGAAATGGATAATAAGGTTGATTGATTCCAAACTGATCTATTCTTGTATCAAAGTTAAAAGTGCTAACTTCAAAGGTAGTTAATCCTGTTCTTACTAATTGCCTAACCATAAAAGTTTGGTGAGCAATAAACATAATATCACCAGATTGAGCATAAGTAAGCTCTTCTAGTATATCATCGCCAAAAGGCAAAGCCGCAGAGCTAGTGTCAGCAGTAATTGTTTGTATTAAAGATACTGCGCCAGTAGTAGGACTGATTTGAAATATTCTAATTTTAACATCTTCAAGAGATATTATGTATCGCTCATCATCAGAAAATATAAACGGAACTAATCTATGCTGTCTCTTTGTGCCGCCAGTAAAATTAGTTGCAGTAAGCCTAGTTGTATCAGATGAAGTTACAGTTAAATTGTCTACAGAATTATAGTTATCTCTTTTAACTGTGACTATAGCAGCAGATGGATTAGCTACAGTAAAGCCTGATACAGCGTTTAATGCAGTAAATATATTATCAGCAGTTGTATTATTGTCTTGATGTGCGCGAACAAAATGAGTGTTGCCAGATGCGCTTGATGGACTTGATGCACCCGCTGCCTCAAACTCAAGAGTTATTTCAGTGTCACCTGTATTTAAAACAATAGTAGAACCAGTAGCAATGTTAGCATAATCGCTAACTGTAATTGTACATGTTGTCGGGTCTACAGTTGTATCAAACTCATAGATACGCTCAGTGCCAAAACGTCTAAGCAAGCCACCCTCATTACGCAAGAAAAAGTTTTCTACTTTCTTTGCTGCGGCATTATATATCTTAGTGTCAGTTCTTGATGTTAAAGAAGGGCTTATTTCACCAAACTGAAAGTTTGCTAACGGCACACGGATTCTAGGCATTAACTAAGCCTTTCAGTACGGAACCTCGATGTCACAAGCTTCCTTGCGGTTTGTTGCTGTGAGTCTAGGCTGCGGGCTTTTGCCATTGCTTGCGATGCTTGGCTTTGCATTAAACTAGCAAGCGTTGCATCTCTAGCAATAGATGTTGCAAAAACCACAGCTAATGAATACTCAACAGCTAAAGTAAAATAAGAAGGCCAAGTCTCTTCGTTTGCTCTAAAAGAATAATCTGCGATAATTACATCAGCATCTGATGTATCTGCAAATATTTTTGAGCCATATATTTGATATTCAATTTGCAATGTTCCTGATGTAATTGCATGAACCATTAAGCAATCATCAGGAAGCTGATAAGCATTGGTATATCTACCAGTTGGCTTGTCAGTTAGAAGGTTTAATATAGATTGATTAGTAGCAAACCGCCAGCGAGAGTTAACTAAAGCAGCCCTTGCTACATCCTCGTACATGTTAACAGCCACCAAAGCTTCAGTGCTTGACTCTTCAAATGAAGTAATCGGGTTCGCGCCAATAAGAATTAAAGCGCGACTTGATATATCGATTGCTGAATCAGCGGTGGTACTAACTAATGCCATGTGTGGTTAGGGGAGGTAAGTGGGTGAACTTAACCTCCCCTACTCCTTTAATCGCCGTCTGTTTCAGCTATGGCTGTACCATCAGATACGTCCACAACAGAACCAGTATTGGAAAGCACACTAACAAAACTCGTTGTTGGTGCGTTTGTATCGGATACTATAATAACGTCACGAATTGAAAGCATGTTCGCTGCGTCATTAAAATAACCAGCACTGTTTACAGTAGCAATAGTATCAGTGGTGGAGTACCACCAGAGATTACCATTTGATGCTCCTGCAAGACGATTAAGACCAGATGCTGCGTATGCCATGTCTAATCCCCTTTCTAGTTATTATCTAGGAGTTCGTAAACGCCGTTGTCATCAATGACAGCAGAACCCATAGACAT